ATGCAATCGGACCCTGACAACTGGCGACTCGTTCGTCAGCTGCACGACCTAGAGGTGATGATTAGCAACAACATGGGCAAACTGGGACTAACACCCGCAGACCGCACTAAGTTGGGCTACGCCGAAGTCAAAGCAAGGTCGAAGCTAGAACAACTACAAGAAAAGTGGTCGAAGAATGAGCAGCTGGCCTCCTAGGTGGATAACGCCGGTCCCAGACTCTGCGCTTGAAAACTCTCATGGCCTAAGAGCCATTGACTTCATAAACACATTCGCAACGGTCACTAAGGATTCTGTCGGTGGTGCTGCCGGTACGCCGATGATTCTCAGGGATTGGCAGAAGCAGCTACTCCTAAACGCCTTTGCCGCGGACGGCGACGGATTCAAGCACAAGGTCATCCTGACTGGTGTTCCACGCAAAAACGGTAAATCGGCCCTGGCATCCGGTGTGGCTCTGTGGTCGCTGCTCACCGGCCCCAAGGGTGGCGAGGTTTATTCCTGCGCCGCTGACAAGGACCAGGCACGCATCGTGTTCGGTGAAGCGAAGAAGATGCTGGAGAACGAACCCGAACTAGCCGAGCTTGCCAAGATCTACAGAGACGCCATAGAGATTCCGTCAACTAACTCGGTCTATCGTGTTTTGTCAGCAGAGGCATTTACAAAAGAAGGTCTGTCTCCGACCATGGTTATCTTCGACGAGCTTCACGCCCAGCCAGACCGAGAGCTGTTCGATGTAATGCAACTGGCTCAGGGTGCGCGTGGCAACAAAGCAACGATGTTCTGTATTACAACTGCCGGTCAGAAGTCAGACACTACAGGCCAAGACTCAATCGCCTACTCGTTGTACCAGTACGGTCAGCGAGTGACCCGCGGGGAGATAGAAGACCCAACATTCTTCATGGCATGGTGGGAAGCCAACGCTGAGGCAGATCACAAAATACCCCAGACCTGGATAGACGCAAACCCAGGCTTCGATGACATCTGCGCACGCTCAGACTTTGAATCTGCTGTTCTTCGTACACCTGAAGCCGAATTCCGTACTAAACGCTGCAACCAGTGGGTATCCAGCAATTTGACCTGGCTGCCGACTGGCTCATGGGACGAACTCGGTGCAGAGCGCGAAGTCAGCCCAGATGACGAACTAATCATCGGTTTTGACGGTTCGTTCTCAGGTGACACTACAGTCTTGGTCGGATGCACGATTCCAAAGGAAGATGAACTGCCACACCTGTTTCTCATCAAGGCCTGGGAAAAAGGCCCAGACGACGATGCCTCATGGCGAGTCAACATCACAGATGTAGAAAACGAAATAGTCAGTTTCTGCCAGCAATACCCAAAGGTCCGAGAGATTGCTTGTGACCCTTACCGCTGGCAGCGCACAATGGCTTTTCTCCAGGAGGAGCGAGGCCTACCGATAGTGGAGTTTCCATCCACATCGCCTTCGCGTATGGTCAAAGCCACAGCGCGATTCTTCGACGGAGTTATGGAGAAGAAGCTCACTCACTCATCCGACCCGCTGTTAGCGCGACACCTTGACAATTGCGTACTAAAGATAGACAACATCGGTCCGCGTATCGTAAAAGAGAATCGCAACAGCAACAGACGCATTGACGCAGCAGTGGCCGCTGTTATAGCGTATGAACGGGCTACCGTGGGTAGAATGGAAGAAATAGTGCCACAAGTATTTATTTAGGCGGACATGACAGCAACAATCTTGCAAATCCTAGGAGCAGCGCTTATTTCGGTTGGCGCAGCTTTTGTTTACCTACCGCTCGGCATAATCCTAGCTGGTGTGGCCACTCTTATTTTCGGTATTGCCCTGGAGCGTAGCTAATGCTAAACAACTTATTTGAGAAGCGCGCAATTTCATTTCAGACCGTATGGGGTTCTGGTGACTTTGTAGATGTTCAGTCACAATCTGGCACGATTGTCAATTCAGATACTGCAATGCAACTCAATGCGGTTTTCTCGGCTGTCTCGCTAATCTCTGACACAATTTCTACTTTGCCGATTGATGCTTACATCAGATCGCAGGGCGCACGCTATCCGTTGCGTCCAAGACCAGTCTGGGTAACTAAGCCAGATGTTGACACAACCAAAGAAGCTTTCTACGGTTCTGCAATTGTTTCGCTGTTGCTCGAAGGCAATGTCTTCATTCGCGTATTCCGTAACAGACGCGGCGAGATTGTTGACATGAAAGTTCTAAACCCACTTGATGTAGAAATCAAGCGCAATGGACAAGGCCGTCTAATTTTCAATGTAACTGGTTACGAGCGCGCGCTTACGCAAGATGAAGTTGTTTTCATACCAGATGTTGTCAAGCCAGGTTCAATCCGCGGCATCTCACGCGTAGAAGCTCTAAAAGAAAACTTCGGTCTAGCATCAGCTCTAGAAAAGTACGCTGCACGATTTTTCGGTTCGGGAACTCAGACATCTGGTGTTCTAGAAGTTCCAGGCAACCTAACCGCAGAACAAGCTAAGTCAATGCAAGAAGCATTCGACTCACGCCACCGCGGATGGGCAAGAGCGCACAAGACAGCAATCATTACTGGTGGTGCGCAGTACAAGCCAACGAATGTTCCAAACGACCAAGCTCAGTTCTTGGACAGCCGCAGAATGGCTGTCGAAGATGTTGCTCGCGCATTCAACATTCCACCGCACCTACTTGGACTACCAGGCACAAACACTTACGCATCAGTTGAACAAAACAACATTGCTTTCGTAACTCACACGCTCCGTCCAATTGCTCAAAAGATTGAAGGCGCTCTAACCGCCCTGCTTGCAGAAGAAACCGGCAAAGAGGCAGCATTCATCAAATTCAGTCTTGACGGCTTGCTACGCGCTGATGTCAACGCACGCACCGAAGCTTACGCTCGCGGTTTGCAATCCGGTTACTACAAGATCAACGACATCCGTCGCTTTGAAGACCTAGAGCCGATTGACGACCCATCGGCAGAGACAGTCCGCGTTCCACTGGCCAATGTCAATGTGGATGCCGCTGACCTATCTGCAATGAGCGCAAAGGTAGAGATGCTGCAGCGTTTGGTTCAATCAGGTTACGACCCAGTTGATGCCGCAGCAAAACTCGGTCTTCCAGACTTCCAGCACACCGGCGCTGTTTCGGTGCAGCTACAGCCAGAGGTAGAACAGTGATTCGTAACGGATGGACAAGCGTCGGAACTGTTGCAACTCCAATTGACGGAGTTCACAACAACCCTACGCGCATGACTATCCACAACAACGACAACTCCACCAACATTTATCTCGGTGGTACTGCAGTCACAATTACAAGTGGACTTCTACTTCTCAAAGAACAGAGTTATCAGTTCGACCTAGAACCGCTAGAACAGATTTATGCGGTTAGTGATAAGACCGGTCACATAATCAGTTGGATGAGGCAGACGCTCTAATGATCAAACCAGGAAAATACAACATCACCGCTTACCAGGGTGCAACTTACGATTTGAACATGACTTGGACAATTGGCGGTACGGCGGTGAATCTAACTAACTACACCGCAGCTATGCAAGTCCGCACTGCAGCCAATTCGACTGCAACAGTATTCAGTCTCACTAATGGCTCAGGTATCACACTCGGCGGTACAGCTGGCACCATCGCTGTAAACATCAGCGCAAACGCAATGGGCGCAGCAACACCTGGTCAGTATGTGTATGACCTAGAACTCAATTCAGGTTCGGCAGTAACTCGCCTTATTCAGGGAACTTTCCAAATTCAAGCTGAGGTAACTCGCTAATGTCAAATTCGGTTGTAGCTCTAACAGAAACCAACACGGTTGTCACAGTTGCTGAGACAGGCGTGGATGTTGCTGTAACCGAGACTTCTACAACAGTTGAACTAGGTAACTCAGGCCCACAGGGTCCACAAGGTATTCAGGGCGAAATCGGTCCTGCCAATGTTCTAACAATCGGCACTGTCACTGGCGGCACTGCAGCTGCAGCCACAATCACTGGAACATCACCATCGCAAACACTCAGTCTTGTTTTGCCTAAAGGCGACAAGGGAGATAAGGGCGACACTGGTGCGACTGGTGCGCAAGGACTCAAAGGTGACAAAGGCGATAAGGGCGACAAAGGCGATACCGGCGAGCAAGGAATCCAAGGCATCCAAGGTGCGACTGGTGCAACAGGTCCGCAGGGCATTCAGGGAATCCAAGGCGAAAAAGGTGACAAGGGCGATAAAGGTGATACCGGTCTTACTGGTGCCACTGGAGCAACTGGTCCTCAAGGCGCGCAAGGTATTCAGGGTATTCAAGGTGAAAAAGGCGACAAGGGTGACAAAGGAGACACTGGTCTAACCGGTGCTACTGGACCTACAGGCCCACAAGGAATTCAAGGTGAAACCGGACCGCAAGGCCCGCAAGGTCTAAAAGGTGACAAAGGTGACAAGGGTGACACCGGAGATCAAGGACCGCAGGGTATTCAGGGCATCCAAGGTATCCAAGGAGAAACCGGTGCTACTGGAGCTACCGGTGCAACTGGCGCTACTGGCCCACAAGGCCCAGCTGGAGTTGTTGCAGCTACATCACCAATTACCTACAATTCAGGTACACAAACAGTCGGCATAGATGTAAATGCCGCTGGCATCACTATCAATGGAACAGCTGTCGCACTCGGTGGCACTGTAACCATACAAGCGAGGTTGGGCTAATGCCGTACTACATTTCAGACAGTAACCCAGACTGCGGTGGTTGGGCAGTCGAAAAATCAGATGGCGAAGTAATGGGCTGCCACACAACTAAGCAGGATGCTATTGACCAGATGGTCGCACTATCGCTGGCAGAAGACATGGAGCCAGGTGGAGAGCGAGCCATGCCTGGCACACTCAAAGTCGGTGACTATGTCTCCTGGAACAGCTCAGGTGGTCGAGCAAGAGGCGAAATCAAAGAAATCGTCGAAGATGGCCGTATCAATGTTCCAGACAGTTCGGTCACAGTCGTTGGCACTCCAGCTGACCCAGCTGCCCTAATTCAGATTTACGAAGAATACAACGGTGGCTGGAGAGACACTGATGTTTATGTTGGACACAAGTTTTCCACCCTCACTCAAATAGCTCCGCTTCCAGAACCGGAAGACGAGCCAGAAGAAAATGACGAAGAAGACGACAGAAGCGATGTCGAGTACAGACAAGTCAATCTAGAGCCGCCCTCCTACATGAGAGCTGCTGCCCGCAGGGGCCTTGAATACTACGAGCAAGGATTCGGTGGAGATGGGCTGGTTGAAAGAACGATTCGCGAAGCAAGAGCCATGGCTGCTGGCAATGTCACTGCTGATAAATGGGTTAGGATTCGGGCTTGGATTGCTCGTCATCTACCTGATCTTGACAGTCCATCCGCACAACCTGATTCTCCTGATTATCCTAGCCCTGGCGTAGTTGCACACTTGCTATGGGGTTCTGGTCCATCAAAGCGTGCAGCACAACGCACACTTACTTATGCCGAAGGTGTCGTTGCTAGAATTGAAGAAGAAAACGAAGGCCGAGCGAAAGGCGAAGCATTGTCGAAGATAGAAACACGCGTTACCCCAATTCAATTTGAGGTGCGCGAAGACGGCGACTACATGACCTTTGAAGGTTATGCTGCCGTATTCAACAGCCCATCAGAGCCACTGCCGTTTATCGAGCGTATTGCCCCAGGTGCATTCAAGCGCTCTATTGAGGCACGCAATGACATCAAGCTGCTGTGGAACCACGACACCGGCACAGTGCTGGGTTCAACCCGCGCTGGCACACTAAAGCTTTACGAAGACACCCGTGGTCTAAAAGTTATTGCTCAGCTTCCAAACACAACCGCTGGTCGCGATGCTTCAGAATTGCTACGCCGTGGCGATGTAGATTCCATGAGCTTTGGATTCAGTGTTCCAGCTGGTGGAGATGACTGGTCGGCAGATGGCTCAGAGCGCACTCTACGCTCAGTCCGTTTGCACGAAGTTAGTATTGTGGCTTTCCCCGCCTACAGCTCTACCGCTGGCACAACAACTGTCCGTGGCCTAGACAAGGTGGCTGAAAGAGCCAATGTGGACGCTGACGCCCTAGCCGACGCAATCGTCAAGCTAGAAGAAGGCAAGGAACTCTCAGAAGACGAGGGTCGCCTACTAAACCAGGCAATCAACTCCTACACCGTCAAGGAAGAAAATTCAGTTGAAGGTGACATGGATGCACTTGCCCTAAAGAAACTAAAACTCAAACTATTGATGGGAAACTAACATGGCAACCAAAGAAGACATCAAAAAGGCAATCCTCAAGGTTGCTGGCAACCCAGAAGCGGGTGCAATCTTTCAGCTTGCAGACGCAATGGCTGAAGCAGTTGTTGGCTTAGATGCTCCGGTTCGCTCCGCAGCTCCCTCCTACGAGCCAACCAAAGAAACCCGCACACTCAAGGCTGACGAGACGCGATAACCCCCTGATCGCAAGCGGGTTCCCCCAGAGTGTCCTTTCCTCTGGGGGTTTCTCTTTATTTGTGGAATTCAGTTGTAAAATTTATTTATCGGATGTGAGTCAGCTCTGCCGTGTTTAGTTTGCGTCAGCGCAACTATTCAAATGTAAATCAATAAATAGGAGACTAAATGTCTGAGTTCGTAAAGGCTCAGCAGGAGATCCGCGCTAACCTAACTGAGCAGATCCGCGATGTAATCGAGGGTGCTGAGAAGGAAGGCCGTGGTCTTGACGCTGCTGAACTGGAGAAGATTGACCGCATCGAAGCCGACATCAAGCGTGCTGATGATGCAATTGCTGTTGCCAAGCGCAACGAGGAGCGCGCACTAGAAGCTTCAGTAGCTTCCAAGGGCTTCGCTCTACCAGAGAAGTCAGAGCGTTCCGCTTCTGATGTTCTACGCGAGATTGCTGCTACCCGCGGCGCTCACACCTTCAACCGCGAGGAGAGAACTCTAGTTCCATCCACCAACACCGTTCCAAAGTCGTTCTACGATGAGGTATTCGATGTTGCTCGCCTAGTTGGTCCAATGCTAGATGTAGGTCAGAGAATCAACACCACTTCTGGTGAAGACCTAACCATCCCAACCCTAACCGCATACAGCACCGCAACTCTCAAGGCTGCCGGTTCTGCTATTGACGAGTCCGAGCCAACCTACAGCTCCATCACTCTTGGCGCTTACAAGTACGCTCTGCTCATTCCAGTAGCGAATGAACTGATCACCGATGCAGGATTTAACATCTCTGCTCACCTTGCTGAGCAGGCTGGTAACGGTCTAGGCTTTGCAATCAACGCTGCACTAACAACTGGTGACGGAAACAACAAGCCAAACGGTGTTGTAACTGCTGCTGGTTCTGGTATCACTGGTGGAACCGGTGTTGCTGGTGCATTCACCGCTGACAACCTGATTGACCTACAGTACTCACTAGATGGTGCTGCTCGTCGTCTTCCAGGTGTTGCTTATATGGCAGCTGGTCCAGCTATCGGTGCAATGAGAAAACTCAAAGACACAGCTGGTAACTACCTCTACACCGTAAATGTTGGACAGCCAGATAACTTTGCTGGCTACCCAGTAGTAGAAAACCCAGCTATCGCAGCTGTTGGAACTGGTGCAAAGTCGGTCCTATTCGGACACTGGCCAAGCTACAAGGTCCGCGTTGCTGGTGGCGTACAGGTTGCAACTTCAACCGACTACGCATTCAACACTGACACCACGGTCTTCCGTGTAATGATGAGAGTTGACGGTGACTTGACTCACGCTTCTCACATCAAGTACTTCGCTGGAGCTGCAAGCTAAATAGCGAAATAAATGAGGCCCCCGCAGTTCTAGGTTGCTGCGGGGGTTTCTTTTTGCTATGGTGAAGCTATGAGCAAACAACCTAGAATCAATGGGGCAATCGCACTAGCTTCAAATAGCCCAGGAATGCCCACTGGGTATGGCAATCAATCTAAGCTTCTAGCCGAGCGTGCAATTCGGTCCGGCATGAAGTTTGCAGCCCTTTCCAACTATGGCTTGGAGGGCGCTCACTCGACCCTTGAAATCGCTGGCGAAACAGTGCCTCACTACCCGCGTGGCTTTAGTCACTATTCGGTAGATGTGATGGAGCCGTGGGTAACTGACTTTGCAAGCAAGCATCCTGATCGCAAAACAGTCCTAATGACTCTCTACGATGTCTGGGTTTACAACGAGCTAAAGTACGACGGAGAGATAGTTAGCTGGGTTCCATTGGACCACATCACGCCTCCGCCAAAGGTCATTGAGTTTCTGCAGCGTGAGAATGTCACTCCAATCGCAATGTCAAAATTCGGTCAGGAGCAGTTAGATTCCGTTAGCGTGGAATCCATCTACATACCTCATGGAATTGATACAAAAATTTTTAAGCCGACACCACTAATAGATGGTGTACCGGCTAGGCAGTTTATGGGAGTACCAGATGACACATTCTTAGTGGGGATGGTAGCAGCCAATAAAGCCAATGGACAAATTCACCGTAAGGCCTACGCTGAAAACTTGCTTGCCTTTGCAATCTTCCACAAGAAGTATCCGAACTCGCAGATCTACATTCACAGCGAGCCATCGCGGGTCTATGGTGGTTTTGAGCTATCAATCCTGCTGAAGTCCGTTGGACTGGACAAGAACGCTGTTCTGCTGCCAGACCGCGATCTGCTACGCACTGGCTATCCAGAATCAGTGCTTGCTGGCTTCTACTCAGCTATGGATGTCTTGCTTAGCACTTCTTATGGTGAAGGCTTTGGCATTCCAACCGTGGAAGCTCAAGCCTGCGGAACGCGGGTAATCACAAGCAACTTTGCAGCATCCAAGGACCTAGCTTCCGAAGATAGCTGGCTTATAGATGGCCAGCCATTCTGGGACGAAGCTCAGTCATCATTCTTCTCTATTCCGTCAGTCAACAAGATTGTGAATGCCTTGGAGGAGGCTTATCACGCTGAGCGCGGCACTAGCCAAAAGGCTATTGACTTTGCATCTCAGTTTGATGTTGATTTGATCTGGCAAGAGAAATGGGTGCCGTTCTTCACCAAGCTGTTCGCATGAGAATCGCAGCTCTAGCTCCGTTCCCGTTTCACGATGCTGAATTCGGTGGAGGAGAGCGCATAGATAATCTGCTGACACGCATAGACGGCAAGGTGCGGGTCTTTGTTCCAAACTATGGCGGTGAAGCCAGGATAGAACACAAGAACTTAGACATCAGCTTTCACACAATTCCACCAGAGCTGCGGAAGTCAGAATACGACCTGTCTGTGGTCGCATCGGCTAAGCAGATGTTCGGTCAGCTGCTGAAAGACTATGAGCCAGACCTAGTAATACTTGAACACCCATGGCAGGTCGAAGCACTGGACGGCCAGAAGTTTATTTATGACGCTCATAACAACGAAACTCAGATGAAGAAGCTGATTTCGGGTGAAGATGTTGTCAAGGAAACAATGCGAGTAGAAGAACTGGCTTTGCAAGCAAACCATGTGACCTATTGCTCAGAAGACGATGGATTAGCAGTTCCAAATAAAACCTGGATTCCAAATGGCACGGATCTGCCCGCTACTCCAAACAAGGTAGGCAAAGAGAACAGGACCCTGCTGTTTACTGGCAGCGCTCATCCGCCAAACATCGGGGCAGCCATTATGCTCGCGGGCCTGGCAGCTGGTTTACCTGATTATCAGATAGTTATAGCTGGTGAGTGCAGCCGCTATGTCCAAACCGACCTACCAAATGTCAGCTTGCTAGGCCATGTCAATAAGCCAACCCTGGACTACCTGTTTAGAACCAGTCACGCCTTTGTAAACCCTATGGCGGCTGGCTCAGGTACAAGCCTCAAGGTAATCAAGGCACTTAGCTATGGATTGCCAGTAGTTAGCAGCCCTATCGGAGCTAGGGGCTTTACAGAGGCCTGTATCGTCGCTAAAACGGGCCAGGAGGTCATAGAAAAGCTTGACCTACTCCGTAGTGCCTATTACTGGGAAAATGTCTCTAAAGCCAGCCTAGAGCTTGCCAAGGCCTTTTCCTGGGATGTTCTTGGAGCGCGGTTCAATCAGGTAATTCAGTCGGCATGATTCCAGTCATAGGCTTTGCCACAATCACCAAGTTCGACTTGGCAGATCGGCTGTTAGCCAGCATCAACTATCCAGTCGAGCATCTCGTGATAGTAAATAATTCAGGTAAGCAAACTTGGCAGCCAATGAAGCCAGATTCAGTCGAAAAGATGTGGCACATAGAAGTTCCGTACGGCCTAGGGCTAGTCGGAGCTTGGAATCTGATAATCAAAGCCACGCCCTACGCGCCTTACTGGGTTATGGTCAATGATGACGCTTGGTTTCCTCCTGATGCGCTAGAAACTATTGCTAGAGAAGTGGATACAGAGGCTTTGAACTTTGCCCATGTTGATCAGACGCCCTGGGCAGCGCCAATCTTCGGTGAGGGCTGTATCAGGCGAGCTGGGCTGTATGACGAGGCCTTTTATCCGGTTTATTTTGACGATAACGACTACGAGCGGCGCATTCGCAATGCTGGAGTCGAGGTAAAGCAGCTTTCAGCCAGGATTCATCATCAACCGATGTCCACCAGGCAGGATTTTCACCATTTCAACAACATAACCTGGGCAGCAAACGAGAAAAGATACAATGAGAAGATAGCCAATGGCGATTTCAGCGTCCACGGCTGGAGCTTAGATGTCAGAAGGGCAAACCGATGGGACTAAAGGTCTATACAGGCGGGACTTTTGACTTGCTGCACGCTGGCCATGTCAACTTCCTAAAACGCTGCTCAGAAATAGGCGATGTGACCGTTGCCCTAAATACCGATGATTTTATAGCCAAGTACAAGGGCAAGCCACCCGTGATGTCATTTGACGAAAGAGCTTCGGTGCTACTAGGGTTGAAGTATGTCAAAGAGGTTATACCTAATGTCGGTGGCGCTGACTCTCGCATTTCTATTGACCTTGTGGCCCCCGATTATATTTTGATTGGCTCAGACTGGGCGCGCAAGGACTACTACGCGCAGATGGGCTTTGATCAAGACTGGCTAGACGAGCGCGGAATCATTCTCGGTTATGTACCCTATACACCTGGCATAAGTACCACTAACATAAAAGGGCGCTTGAAAGTAGAATAGAGCTATGGCGATTACTGACGGCTACACCTCACTCCAAGAAGTCAAAGACATTCTCCGCATTACAGATGCCGTAGAAGATACTTTGATTGAGCGCTGTATTGAATCTGCTTCAAGGCACATTGAGCGCTACTGCGAAAGAACCTTTATTGCTGGCTCTGCTACCCGTATCTTCACGCCAAACGATTCCTACATCTGCGAGATTGACGACCTAATTTCGGTTACAACTATCAAGACCTCGACAGACGCTGATGGCAGCTTTGACACAACCTGGGGCGCAACTGACTATCAGCTAGAGCCGCTAAACGGAATCGCTGGCGGTGTTTACTCTCCTTACACCCGCATCCGCGCTGTAGGCAACTACCTTTTTCCAACTGTCAACTACCCTGACTCACAGGGCGAGGCAACTGTTCAAGTAGTCGGATTATTCGGTTACGGAACCGCAGTTCCAACCGATGTCCGTCAGGCTTGCAATCTTTTGGCAATCCGCGAATTCAAGCGTTATGACTCACCTCTAGGTGTTGCTGGATTCGGTGAGATTGGTGTCGTACGCGTAAGCCGCACTGATCCAGACATCGAGTCTCTGCTTGCGCCATTCCGTAAGCTAAGGATGGCGTAGTGGCCTCCATAACCACTATTCGTGAACGCATTGCTACCAACCTGGCCACAGTGCCAGGCCTAAGAACCTCAGCTGAAATACCAGATAACCCAACTCCGCCGATTGGCATTGTCAATCTTGAGAGCGTGGAATTCGACGGCGCTTTCAACCGAGGTCTGACTACCTACAACTTTGTTGTGACTGTCATTGTTGGCCGCGCGGCTGAGCGACAGATGCAAAGAAAACTGGATGGATACCTAGATGTAGAGGGTGAAAATTCGGTGAAACTTGCGATAGAATCAGATAAGACCCTTTCGGGGGAAGTGTATGACCTGCGGGTTGAACGCGGTACTTCGATTGGTTCCATAATAATAAATGACCAAACCTATCTGGCGGCTGAATTCACAGTCACCGTCTTTGCATAAGGAGAAAAACACATGGCGAAATTCGTTGTGACTGCTAACACTGTCACTCTAAACGGCAGCGACATCTCCGCTAACTGCGCTCGCGCAGAGCTGGTGATCAACGCTGCTGAGGTAGATGTTACAGATTTCGGAAGTCAGGGCTGGACTGAAGTTATCGGAGGACTAAAATCCGGTACTGTATCTCTAGACTTCCACAGCGACTTCGGTTCAGGTGCAGTGTCCTCACTGTTCCAGAACCTAGTCGGAACCATCGGTACTGTAACCCTGATTGCTGGCAATGGAACTGCTCCATCTGCAAGCACCCCTCGTTACACCGCTACCGTAATGGTAAACAGCTTCACCCCAGTATCTGGAGCCGTTGGCGACCTAAGCACCTTCTCGGTGTCGTTCCCAACCACCGGTGCTGTATCGTTTGCAACTGCATAACAAAGGATAAATAATGCGACTCAACCTAGGTATCAACTTCGCAGATGGATCTAAGAAGGAGATTACGGCCAGCGCAGCTGACCTAGTAGCCTTCGAGGATAAGTTCAATGTTTCAATCGGTTCGCTCGCTACGAGCCAGCGCCTCGGACACTTGTTGTTCTTGGCCTGGCACAGCGAGTACCGACGCAAGTCAACGACTCTGGACTACGACAAGTGGTTAGACACAGTTGAAAGTGTTGGTGAATCAGAGACAGACCCAAAATAAAGGGTCTAGGCGATGACTCAGCTCACTGGTTTATCGCCGCTCTTGCAGTAGAGACACACATCTCACCGCGCGAGTTATTACAACTCGATGACAGGATGTTGTGGACTATGTACCGCTGGATAGCTGCAAAGAACATTAGTAAATGAGAGCCGCCCCTTCGGGGGCGGTTTTTCTCATTGCGGTAGAATTGTTTGAAAGTAAGGCGGTCATTCTTGTTACTTGCATCAATCTTTGGCTCTCTACAGCGCTCCTATCTTTCAGGAGCGGTAGGCGGATGGAGCCGCATTGCAGCAAGAAGCGCCATGGCAATAGGCAATTTCAACTCCGCAACGGAGCTAAATGCAAGCGCATCTAAGGCGACAGTAGAGCTAAAAGACCTAAAAGCCCTTGAACAACAACTAAAAGAATTCGGTCCTGACGCCCTTAGAACATTCAAAAGAAATGCTAGAAGGGTCGGAACTCCAGCGCGAGATGCCCTAAGAAGCGTTTTCCGTAGCGTAGGAACAGCTGGACCGCTAGGAAGCCCAAGACGCCCTGGCCGTAGATACGACAAAATGGCAACCTCATACAATGGCCGTTTGTCCTACATGACTAGCTACATTCGTAACTACTCCAGCAAGGGTATTGACATCAATTACAAAAACCGAAATGAGGGTCGCGCACTTCAGCAGCTAAAAACTGCTAAAGACGGCACAATTTCGGTTGTTCGACTACTGGTCAAGGCTCCGGCTTTTATTGTTGCTGACATGGCCGGCAAGAGCAATAGCTCCAGGATTGTTTCGGGACCAGTTAGAGAATACAAAACCAATCTTTTTGGTCGTGGTGTAGTGCAGGCCAACGACGCAATGAGACAGACGACCCCAGCCAGATACGAAGCCAGGACTAAGTGGCTTCAGGCGTTGGATCGTCAAGCTCACAATAGGCGTCAAAACAAGGCCTCCAGGTACGCATGGCCTACTATGGAAAACTATATGAGCAAGCACAAAGTAAATGTGGCAACTCTATTGAATGAAGTGATTGCTGATACAAATAAGAGACTAGGCAACTAATGGCACTACAGAGTCTTATACTCCCAATTCTGTCTGTATTCCGTTCTGCGGGATTACAGCAGGCATCTGGCGCGCTTAGAAGCCTTACGGGTAACTTCACAAGCCTTGCTGGACAGATTGGTCTTGCCGCTGGTTCTTTTAGCGCCTTTTCTGCACTAACAGCCGCTCGTCAATTTACAGTAGATGCCGTAAATTCAACAGCTCAGTTTGAGAGAAACATCCTTGGTCTAAAGCAGGTATTTGAGGAGATGGAACCTCAAATGCGCGCCTTTACGCGTGAGGTTGAAAACTACGGTCTGTCTCAGTCACAAGCTGCACAAGCTTCCGTATTCCTTGGTTCGGTTCTAAAGCAGTACGGATTTAGTGTTAGTGCATCTGCAGGTCAAACTGAAAGACTTGTAACCCTTGCTCAAGACCTAGCAACTACTTATGGCTACGATGTCCAAGAAGCCCTCCTAGCTATCACGGCTCTGTTCCGTGGTGAGTACGACCCGATTGAAAAGTTCGGTGTCGCCATGAAGCAAAACGAAGTAAATGCTCGTATTGCTGCTCAGGGTCTAGGTGACCTAGAGGGTGCTGCCCTGGCTAATGCTCAGGCTATTGCTCGTCTAGAAATGCTCTTTGAGCGCGCCGGAGACGCCGTAGGAGCCTTTACAAGGGCATCTGACACCCTTTATGGATCACAGCAAAGACTAAACGCCGTAATTGGCAACCTACAGTTAGCTTTCGGTGCGCCACTACAGCAACCTTTAGCCGCTATCAACAACCTGTTCGCTGACCTTGCTCAGGAATATGGTCCAGAAATCATTGAGATTGGAAACTCAATTGGTGGCGTAATAGGCGCGCTTACCCCAATTATCAATGTTCTTGGCAATACATTTATGCTGCTACTTGCTCCACTGCAGCAAGTTATAGACCTGCTCTCTTTTGTAACAACTGTAGTTACGGGTGCTTTGTCCCCAGCTATTGTTGTCATCAACGGCCTATTGGCTACATTCAATTCGGTGCTAGATGCGGGTACCGCATTACTGGGACTATTCGGTACTGGAATCTCTAAGGCAGCTGACGATAGCGATAAATTCAAGCTATTCCTCGAAAGCCTAGGCATTGACCCAGACAAGGAAAACAGCCTTGAGTCCTATGTAAGAAGAATTGATCAATTCACTGGCGCTGTAAATAGAGCATCTGGACAAAACACCGTATTTGGCAATACTCTGCACATGGCAGACCTAGCCATGGTTTCAGCAGCTACAGAAGCCACTAACCTCGCCAATAAAGGCAAGACAATTGAAGACGCTTTCCGTACCGTTGCTACTGGTGCAACAGACGCCGAGGGCAAGCTACTTGGTCTAGCTGGAGTATTCCAGACTATTGACGATGCTATGGCTCAAAGCAAGGCCAAGCAAGAAATGGAAAACCTTGGTCTAAGCGCTGCTTTTATCGAGGAAGTTCTAAAGCGTCCAAACTGGAAGGCTATTTTCCAGGACATCGCTACCTATGCTCGCCTGGCTGCTATTGAAGTAAGTAGCATCTTTGACAGAACCGGTGAGAGCATTCGGTTTATTGCCGAGCTTGAAAACCAAAAAGGCACCTTGCTTGAACGCATCAACAAGGCCTTTGCCCAGGCAAGCAAGAACACTGGGTCAACCAAAAAGAGCGCCAAGGATTCAGTCAAAGACTTCTTTGACACAATGGCCGACGAAATCCGTAAGCAAACAGCCCGTGAGTACCTAAGAACACAAAAAGCATCAGAAGGCCTAATTGACGCAATCCTAGGCTCTGAGGCCTGGGAAAAGCTTGTCAAGCGCATCCAAAAAGGCACAACATCTCTACAGGACCTCCAAAAGCAATTCAGCCAAACAGCCGCTGGTGTCAAGGAGCTACAAGATGCCCAAGCTCAGTACGAGGCAGATTTAGAACGATACAACGATGAAGTAAAGCGGATCAATGACAGATTAGCCGACGAACTTCAGGCGATTAGAGAAAAGGCCGACGCAGCCAAGCTCGCAATGAGCGACTTGCTTGAGGGCTTTGTCATTCTGACAACGATTGAACGCGAAATTGGCCGATTTGAGTCGCAAGTTGTCCAGATGCTTGCTTCGGTTGAACAATCGCTGCGCAGCGCATTCCGCAACAAAGACATTCTTGAAGAAGGCTACAACGCACTTAGAAAATACGCTCAGCAAGAGCTATCAGCTCTGCAGCAGGTTGGCCGCCAGCGCGACGAGTTCGCTAAGCGTTATGACCTAGCCAAAGACCTAATTGACCAGTACAAGCGTGCCTTTACAGCCGCTATGAGCCTGACTTCTCTGTTCGGCAACCTCAAAGACGAGACTGAAAAGCGCACTGTTACTGTCGTAACTTCTGGTGTAGTCAAGCTAGGTGCAGCACTGCGCGAATTCGGTGTCACAATCACCAGGTCATTTGAAGAACCAATTGCCAAGATTCAGAACAAGTCTGCTGCTCTAGTTGACGAGTTCCGGAATATGGCTACGAAGGCCCGCGCTTTTGCTACTAACCTGCGCGAGCTTCAGAAGATGGGCCTCAATGATCAGCTATTCAACGAGCTAGTCCAGGCTGGTGTTGTAGCTGGTGGCGAGACTGCTCAGGCTCTAGTTGACGGTGGCGCAGCAACAATTGACGAAATCAATATGCTCTTTGCTGAGATTGACGCTATTGGCGCTGATTTGGGTGAGCAAGTTGCCACATCGCTCTATGGCAGCGGTATCAACATGATGGACGGCCTACTAGCCGGAATTCGGTCAAAGCAAGAGGAGCTGGAAAACACTGCCAGAACGCTTGCAGAAGCCTTCAACAAGGAATTCCAGTCTAAGTTCAACATTCAGGTTGGAGTTGCTCAAAGCGCTGCCGAGCAAGCCGCCAGAGACAAGGCAGCAGCTGACATTGCCGCCCTAGGACCTGAGCCAACTGCCCCAATAGTGCCAAATGCCGCACTCAGCGCCCTGGACGCGATGATTGCCAATGCCAACAAGTTTATTGGCACGGCAAAGCAGGCCACAAACGCCATGGGAGCCATTGCCAAGCGCGAAATCTTTGAAGACCTCAGAGCTGCTATTGCTGGCGGCGCAAACATTGACATTTCGGGCATCCGCCCAGGCATGACCTCGGCAGACATAGTAAAGGCCGTACAACCACAGGCCCCAAACATTGTAAATAACGCTTTTTACATCCAGCCTGGCAATAGAGCCAACCAGAATGCTACAGTGGAGAGCTTGAAGCAGTTTATCAACCAGAACGGTAACTTGGTCGGATACGGAATCCAGTAATGACAGCTATAGCCCCGAAGGTAGAACTCGGTTTTGACCTAGCTGCTGGTGTAGGTCCATTCTTAGTTCTGGACGATCCAGTTGCTGGTCAGCTGGACAACCCTGAGTGGGGTCTTGGTGGAACGATTTTCTACGATGTCACCGAGTATGTAAAGTCCGTAGTTATCAACCGTGGTCGTAGCAGCCTATTCAGCAACTTCCCAGCTGGTAACGCAACAGTGTCATTCAATAATCACAATCGCTACTTTGACCCGCTTTACACTGCAAGCCCGTTTGCTGGCAACATCATTCCAAGGCGCGAGATTCGTATTTCGGCTGGAACAGAAATTCAGTTCAGCGGCTGGGTAGATGACTGGAACCTGACCTATGCTCCTAGCGGAGATTCGGTTGCTGATGCACTGGCCTATGACGCTACAGGACTTCTAGCAAGCCGTACGCTGGCCTCTGCAACCCCGACTGTTCAAACAACAGGCGCAAGAATAAATGCAATTCTTGATGACCCTAGCGTCAACTGGTCGCCAACCCTTAGAACGATTGACACCGGTGCCGCTACCCTAAGCAACTTCCCAATCGAGGCAAACCAGAACGCCCTTGCTTATTTACAGACTGTTGCTCAGTCAGAGCCAGGAAACTTGTTTATCGGCAAGACGGGTGATGTCGTATTCCAGGACCGCACAAAGTCACCTACAACAGCAGGCCTAATTCAGTTCGGTGGCACGGGTATTCCGTTCCAAAACCTAGAGGTTGTTTACGGATCTGAAAACCTTTATAACGAAATTGTCATCTCGCGTCAGGGCGGTGGCACTGCGATTGCTCAGGACTTTGACTCAATCTCAGAGTACGGTATTGCCAACCTGACTGTCAGCAACTTGCTGCTTAGTTCGGACGAGCAGAGCGTGGACTTGGCTCTTATCTACGCCCAGCAGTATTCACAACCTGAATACCGCTTCAACGCCCTAGAAGTGGCCATGCACAAGCTGGACATTGCTGAGCAGGAAGAAATAGCACAACTAGAAATCGGTTCTATCTGTAAGGTCGTCTTTACCCCTAACAACATAGGCGACCCGATAGAGCGCTTCGTGGAGGTCATCCGCCTGGAGCAGACCATCACCCCAGAAACCTATTTTGTCAACCTGGGCTTCCAGGCTATTGACTACGCGTCGCTCGTTTTGGACGATGCCGAATTCGGTAAACTAGACACATACAGTTTGAGCTGGTAAGGAAATCATGGCAGGTTTAGGCTACAAAGTATTCACGGCTGGCGAGG